CACTTTTACACTTTTTTCTTTCTAAAATTTAATTTTCAAAATGTTTTTTTCAAATCAGCCGTATATAGAGACGAGTGTAAAACCTTATTGACCATGATCCATGGACCATGCTAAAAGTACCATTAGAAAGGAGAATTGAAATGACGATACAAGATTACGTTAAGCAGTCGCACGAGATGATTGATGCGATGGACAGTGAACTGGTGACGTGGGGTTTACAAGATCAACTGTCCGCAGCGGACGCCACGCACTTGTGGTTCAAGTTGCACTCCCTCACTTTAAAGCTTCATGATATAAAACTCTCCGCACAAGAGAGAGATTGGAATGATGACTAGAGAAATATGTCAGAATTGCCATGGCAATGGTTATGTGAGGGTGAAGTACTCTTTAGAGAGTGATGAAGAGTTTTTTACCTGCCCAGTTTGCAACAGCGAAGGCACTGTAGAAACGAAAGCGGAAGAAAAGCAATGACTAAAGAAACGGATATTGAATCTGTAATTGCAATTTTGGAAGACTCGCACACTGAATTAAATTTGTGGTTAGGCTCGTCTTCTGATTACGAAAACAAAACCCCACAAGATGTTTTTTCTGAAGTTGCGAATATTCAGGATGCTAGATCATTTTTGAATGAAGCGATTGATAAACTTGAGAAAATTAAAAAGGAGGATTGATATGGGTCCGGAGATTTATCTAGGCATTGTTCTAGGGAGCTTGATCTTAGGCTTGTTCGTGGGCTTATAGTGTTACGCACATTGGATTTATTTTCAGGGATTGGTGGTTTTGCGCGAGGGCTCGAAGCCACCAATTTTTTTGAGACGAGCTGTTTCGTTGAGAACGAACCATATTGTCGGGCCGTGCTACAGTATCACTGGCCCGATGTTCCTGTATTAGGAGACATAAGAGATGTCAAAGGACAAGACCTCCCCTTCCGACCCGATGTTATTTGCGGAGGATTCCCTTGCCAACCGTTCAGTCAAGCGGGAAAGCAGCAAGCCCAAGACGACCCCCGCCACCTCTGGCCAGAAATGTTTAGGCTTATCAGGGAATGCCGGCCCACTTGGGTTATTGGAGAAAACGTTGTTGGGCTCATCCGATTGGGCTTGGACGAAGTACTCACTGACTTGGAAAGCGAAGGCTACGCCACAAGGACGTTTGATATACCAGCTTGCGCGACAGGCGCCCCGCACCTCCGCAGACGACTCTGGATTGTTGCACACGCCGACAGCGAAGGCGAACCAGATGGCACCTTCGATGGCAACGCGGGACAGCGGCAGTTGGGGTTTGAATTTGTGGCCGACTCCGACAGCCAGCGACCACAAGGGCAGCGGACCAACGGTAGTGCGGAAGGACGGGAAGTTACGGAACGACAGGCTGGATTACGCGGTGGAACAGTTCTGGCCGACTCCCAACGCGAGGGAGAAGGGCGGCGGCGAGTATCAAGATCCAGAAAAGATAAAAGCACGGATGGAAAAGGGTTATCAGTCAAATCTGGGGGACATGGTCAAGCTGTGGCCGACTCCGACATCGATGACAGGCGGCGAGGGTGTGGCGCCAAGTCATCTGGACGGGAGTCACGGATGGAACATTGGAGCGGCGGTGAATGCGGCAGATCCGAAGAATGGTGGGAAGTTGAACCCGAAGTGGGTCGCTTGGTTGATGGGCTACCCAATCGAGTACCTCAACTCCGTGCCTTGGGAAACAGCATCGTCCCGCAGATCGCGCAAAAAATCGGACAAGCAATAAAGGAGACATATTATGCGTGATATGTTCAAGCCTGTAGAAAACCCATCGTTCCGTGTCATAAGTTTGGGCGCGGGGGTTCAGTCTACG